CCCACAGATCCTCTGAGCCGGTAAACATAGTAAACGGTGTTGGTGTTCAGGCTCAAACAATTAAACTCTTTATATCGCCGGATATTGCGATTAAACCGGGGTCAAAAATATCTGTTACACGAAACGGGCAAACGACTGATTATAAAAACTCTGGTGTACCAAACATTTACGATAGCCATCAGGAAATCAACCTGGTTATTTTCGACGGGTGGTCCTGATGGCTAAAAATGTTAATTATAAAGAGTTCGAGAAGTTCCGGGATAAACTGCAAAAAACTTTTGACGATAAAGCGCAGCGTGAATTTATGGAAAAGTGCTGTAAAGAACTGGCTGCGAGACTATTGTCAAGAGTGATCAAACGAACACCAGTCCAAGAAGGAGCATTAAGGCGTGGCTGGACTGGTGGTGTAGAAAACACCAGCGAAAAAGGCAATGTAATTGGCGTCGGTGGGAAAAATGGGGCGGCATCACAAATTAATGTAGTTTACCGTAATGGTGAATATCGTTGTGCGATTTACAATTCAGTGAATTATGCCTTAACATAATGGGGCATGTAAAACCGACCAAAATCGGTGAACGCTAAGTTAAATTAATTCTGTTAAATAAAAATATACATAGAGCATGGACATAACTTCTAATAAATGATATAATTATCATAGATTAAGAAAGGCGGTGCTCGAATGGCTAATTTTAAAGATTTAACAGGTGAACGGTTTGGAAGATTAGAAGTGTTAGGAATGGCTAGAAAAGTCACAAGTGGAAAAAGAGAAAGGTACTATTGGGCGTGCCGTTGTGATTGTGGAAATGAAAAAGAAGTCAGAACCGATTGTTTGACAAGCGGAAATACTCGATCGTGCGGATGTATGAGAGATGAGCAGGCCGCTATAAACGTAGTTGTGAATCACACCCATAAAATGAGCAAAAGCAGGCTTTACCATGAATGGCAAGGCATCAAATATAGATGCTTTAATACTAACGATAAGAGATACGGCGATTATGGCGGCAGAGGCATAACGATGTGTGAAGAATGGCAAAACCCAGAAAATTTCTTCAATTGGGCGCTAGCCAATAATTATTCGGATGATCTAACAATCGACCGCATAGACAATAATGGAAATTACGAACCCTCAAACTGTAGATGGGCGGATATAAAAACCCAATGCCGAAACAGGCGGAGTAATATTATCGTCGAGTATGAAGACCAAGAGATGACGCTCATTGAGGCGGCGGAAAGATCAGGAATACCATATAGCGCTTTAAATACACGCTACCACAAAGGTGAGCGTGGCGAAAATTTATTCCGGCCAGTATTAAAACAGCAACGCCTTGTCGAATACAACGGAGAAATGATAACCTTAAAAGAGCTATCTGAACTCACCGGAATACCTTACACAACACTTGTCAGTAGACACTTTTATAAAAAACCGTTAATTAAATAAGTCAACACCGAGGTAAGTGATCAGATTGCGAAAGGCTGATCACCACCGTAGAGCGTAGGGATTGAACAAATATAATATCCCCAAGAGTGGTTGGGGCATAAGAGGACGTGAAAAACGTTCTTTTTTTATGCCATGATGTACGCCGAACTTACGGGAAACCGTAAGAAGTAGAGGATAAAAAGCCTTTACGATAACAAATGCATATGTGGAGTATGGCCACAGAACACCGAAGCATGATGGCTGGATACCTGGCCAATTTTTCCTGACAATTTCAGAGCAGGAAGTTGAGAAATTGGCACCGGCACTACTGGAAAAACGCTTGATGGAATATCTCAAGGAGGCGATGAAGTGATTGAGAAAATATTAATAGCAATAGCGATTAAATTAGGCGAATTGTTCCCCGATGCGTCGGTTTATATCAATTCCATTTCACAGGGGTTGAGTGAACCGGCGTTTTACGTTCATTGCATCAATATTGATCGCTCCGAACAGATAGCCGGGCGGTTTCTTCATACTATGCCCTTTGAGGTAATTTACTTCACACATGGAAATGAATCGGAGAAATACACCGTTATGGAGCAGTTGATTGTCTCACTAAGAGAAATCGCTTTACAAGATGGTGATTTAATCCGAGGAACTGAGATCAACGGGCGGATCATTGATAATGAACTTCACGTATTCGTGAATTACGACCTGTTCTTGATGCTTGAACAGGAAGAAGCTGAAAAAATGGGAAGCATTGAAATTAACGAAAGGATTAAATAAATGGCTGAAACTAAAACCGAAACGGCTGCTAAAACAGCAGAACCAAAGTTCACTAAAGAACAGTTAATGTCCTCTAAAACATACGCAAACAGAAAAGATCTGTTAGGCGTTTTTTTATCGGATACGGAAACCTATTCAATCAGCGAGGTTGACAAACTGATTGATAAATTCATGAAAGGTAAGGTGGTTTAATGGCATTAGGAGGCGGAACTTTTACCGCAATGACTAAAGTGTTGCCGGGGGCATATATTAATTTTGTCAGCGCAGCACAGGCGCAGGCTGATTCCACTCGTGGGACGGTAGCGATGCCGTTACTGTTAGATTGGGGACAATCTGCAGCGGTCTTTGAGGTCACTCAAGATGATTTCTTAGACAATGACAAATGTAAAGCCATTTTCGGGTATGCAAATACATCGGATGAACTTAAAAATGTTCGAGAAATGTTCATTAAGGCAACAAAAGCTTATTGCTATCGGCTGAACGGTGGCGGTGTAGCGGCTTCAAATGCTTATGCAACTGCCAACTATGCTGGAACACGAGGGAATGATTTTAAAATTGTGATTGCAGCAAACGTTGATGTGCCAACGGATTTCGATGTGTCGTTTTTAATTGACAACATTGTTTATGAAACGCAAACTGTCACCACGGCTGCAACGCTTGTAGACAATGACTTTGTTACCTACGATAAGACTGCAACTCTTGCAGCGACTGCCGGCACTGCCCTGACAGGGGGAACAAATGTCACATCGATTACCGGGGAAATCTTCCAGGCGTTTTTAGATGAAATTGAACAGTACAATTTTAATATTCTGGGATGCCCTTCTGTTGACACAACTATTCATGCTTTGTTTGATAACTACACCAAACGAATGCGTGACGAACTGGGGATTAAATTCCAGCTTGTACGGCCTAAATCTACAACTGTTGTTGATTATGAAGGGGTTATTCAGGTACAGAATACGGTATCAGATGCTGGGGCAACTGGTTACGAGTTGGTATTTTTTACGGCCGGCGATCAGGCGGCATGCGCGATCAATTCAAGCACACTGAACAATATCTACACTGGTGGATATACAGTCAACACCGGATATACCCAGACTCAGCTTGAGAACTTTATTAAAGCTGGTATTTACGCTTATCACCGTAATGGCTCAGATATTTGTGTGTTGTCAGATATTAATAGCCTGGTTACTTTCACTGATGTAAAAGGCAAAGGATTTTCCAAGAATCAGGCAATTCGGGTTATTGATGATATCGCCATTAATGTAGGGTCGAAAATCTTCAACGCAAGATATTTGGGCAAGGTTAACAATGACGCAGATGGTCGAATCAGTTTGTGGAATGATGTTACAAAATATCATCAGGAATTGGAAACCATGGGGGCCATTGTTGATTACAAAACTGACGATACGGTCATTGCGAGTGGTGGCGGCGAAAAAGTCGTAATGAGCGATGTGATTACTGTGAATAACGTCATGGGACAGCTTTACATGACCGTTTCAGTGGCTTAAGGAAGGGGTGAAATAAATTGGCAGATACTTTAATGAATGCGAGACAATCCATTTCCGGGGCTAATGCAAAATGCTATGTCATCATCGATGGGAATCGTTACAACTTCATGGTTGCTACGAAGCTGGATGCTACTTTTGAAAAAACGAAAGAAGAAATTCCAATTCTTGGCCGAATGACAAAAGGGAATAAGGCTACAGGTGGTAAAGGATCTGGAACCATGGAAGCACATTATAATACGTCAATTATGCGTAAATTAATGCTTCAGTACATGGAGACAGGAGAAGATTTTTATTTTGATATCCAGGTAACCAATGAGGATACTACCAGCGGCATCGGTAGACAGACAACAATCCTCAAAGATTGTAATCTTGACTCAGTTACGCTCGCTCAGTTTGATGCTGACTCAACCTATCTGACAGAATCGTTTGATTTTACCTTTGAATCAGCGGAAATGCCGGAAGAATTTACACTACTTGACGGGATGCTTTAAGAGCGTCCCGATTTTATTTTAGGAGGAATTTATGGGAGAAAATAATAGCTTACAAGGATTTATGCGGAAAAATCGGGCGACAAAAACAAATATCAATTACAAGGTATCAGATGACCTTGACGAATTTGTTTTGAAACCGATCAAACCAAAAGAAAATGACGTTCTGGTTAATGAATCAATGGAGGCCAGCATGGATTCTGAGGGAAATTCAATCCGTATTTTTAATGAAGCAGCTTACCGGGAAAAATTAATTATCGCATCAGTTACCAATCCCAACTTGTTGAATGCGAGTCTTCAAGATTTCTACGGGGTCACAGAACCGGGCGACTTAATCAACGAAATGCTGACGATTAGCGAATACCGAAATCTATTTGATAAAATCCAAGAAATAAACGGGTTTGGCGTTAATCTTGATAAAAAGGTCAAAGAAGCAAAAAACTAATCAAGGATGGCGATCCTGACACGAATTACGCTTTATTTGCTTTACATGAGTGGGGAATAAGGCCTAAAGAATTCATGAAAATGGATGTCTGGGAGAAATCTTTAATTATCGCTGATGCTGATTTAATCATCAAACAGCGAAAAGATGAACGTAAAAAATCAAGACGGAAGGGAGGTAAACGAAAATAGGAACGATATCAGGAAGTATTAAACTTAATGATCAAATGACCCCGGCAATCAAATCGATGCTGAATGGCATGAATTCAATGATTGCCGGTTTCGAAAAGATGGAAACTTCAAGCCGCCATATGATCGATACGAAATCTTTATCTTACGCCCGCTCTGAAATGGCTAAAGCTGGGGCGGCTTTTCAACAGTTTGAAAAATCAGTTAGTGAAGCGAACAACGAGCAGAAAAAGTTTAACAGTACGGCGAGTGCGTCAACTTCCAGCATTTCAGGGTTGGTGACTAAAGTTGGCGCGCTTGCCGCTAGTTATGCTACACTGCAGGGCGCTCAAAAGCTTATTGACCTATCGGACACCTACTCTCAAACTACAGCAAGATTAAGCCTTATGAATGACGGCTTGCAGACCCAGCAGGAACTACAGGATAAAATTCTATCGTCTGCTAATGAGTCTCATGCATCTTATCAAGCTACGGCCGATATGGTCAGTAAACTTGGTCTTATGGCTGGTGATGCTTTTGCAAATAATGATGAGATAATCGATTTTGCAGAACAGGTGTCGAAGCAGTTCGTTATTAGTGGGGCCGGTGCCAGCGAGTCAAGTAATGCCATGTTACAACTTACTCAGGCCATGGCCAGCGGTGTTCTGCGAGGTGATGAATTAAATTCTATCTTTGAAAATGCGCCGACTTTGATTCAGTCGATTGCTGACTATCTGGGAGTGCCGATCGGGCAGATCAGAGATATGGCCAGCGATGGCGAAATAACAGCCGATACAATCAAAAAAGCCATGGCTAAGACGGCCAACGAAACAGATGCTAAATTTGAAAAAATGGGCATGACATTCGGTCAAGCTTGGACAGTATTTCAAAACAAGTCAAGTCGAGCATTTCAGGGTGTATTTGAAGACCTTGGACAGTTGGCTAATAGTCAGGCGTTAGATACGTTTTTAAACGGGCTTGCTGGCGGCGTTGAGATGATCGGCGGGGTTGTTGAGACTGTTGGCGGGATTTTATCGGGTGAGATACAAGGTGAAAGCGGAATGCTAGGCTTTGCCACTCAATCAGTAGAAGATGCAAAAACTGTTTTTGGCACCGCTGCGGTAGCTTTCCAAACACATTCTGGTGAAATATCACAGTCTTTAGATGGTGCAAAAACAGCATGGGATGATTTATTCGACACAATTAACCAAGATTTTGGAGAATTTGAAGCTTCTGATTTTGGTACATGGGTTGGCGACACTGGGGCTAGTATGGTTCAAGATTTATCTGATTTAGCAGCACAAACGGCGAGAGAAGCAGAATTGATCATTGATTCGCTGGATCTGATTTTTGGAAACCCGAGTGCCGATATTGAAGAATATGGAAGTAGTTCTGCTGCATGGGCTGCAAAAAAAGAGAAATTAGAGGCCGATTATGCTGAATACCAAGCGGCTGCCGAAGAGATAGCAAGGAGAAGTCAAACTGATTTTAGCACAATACTTTCTTCAAGTGGAATGGAATCAGAAAAATCATTTGATACGTCATCCTATACAGGCTTCATTAATCAAGCTACAACAGATATTCAAACGACTGTTAATACGCTGGCCATTCCGGCTATTCAACAATCTGGTACCGATATGTCAGACGCTTTATCTAAATCTATCACTATTGACGACTCAACTATTGCATCGGCGGGGGCATCGGTTGGTACAAATTTTTCAACCGCAATTTCTGGAAAAGACGGCGAGGTCAAATCTGCGACCGAAGGACTTACAAAAACCGTCAAAACAAACCTTGAACCTACCCGCAAACACGCTATCAGCATTGGCGAGGACTCAATTGCCGGATTTAACAATGCTCTAAACGATCAGCGAACAACAGCATCTACCGTTAATGCATTAGTTGATACAGTTGTCGGTCAGTTTAAATCTGGTTTAGGCATTCACTCGCCGTCAACCGTCATGTACGATATTGGCGAAAACACCATGGCTGGATTGCTTAATGCAATGTCAGGCGAGGATTTACTTGCTTTCTGTAATAGCATCGTGTCTGATATCCAAGCCGCTTTCGAAGCTGGAAACTTCAACCTACAGGTGGGTACCGAATTTTTAGGCGATGGTGCAAAAGAATTCTTTCAATCAATCGGTGTGGGCGGCGCAACGGTAGAAGGTTTAATTAAGCCGGTCGATGGCGCAGTAACATCCGGTTTTGGATGGCGAGATCCATTTATGACCGATTCTGGTGAAATGTCTAGTTCCTACCATGGCGGCATTGACATTGGTGCAGCATACGGAACACCAGTTGGCGCAGCTGGTGCGGGCGAGGTAACTACAGCAGGTTGGCACGGTGGATATGGCAATACTGTAATCATCGATCATGGCAATGGTCTGGAATCTCTGTATGGTCATTTAAGTAGTATTTTAGTCGGTTTGCATGACATGGTTACGGCAGGTCAGACAATTGGTCTGGTGGGCAGCACCGGGAATAGCACGGGTCCGCATCTCCATTTTGGTATTTATCAGGATGGCAGTCCGATTGATCCGAGCGCATTATATGGTTACGCATCGGGTACAATGTCGGCCAGATCGGGTTTGCGTCTGGTCGGTGAAAATGGGCCGGAAATTGTTAATTTTGCTGGCGGTGAGTCGGTGATGAACTCTAAAAAGACGAAACGATTCTTTGCTGGTGACTATGCCGGTGGCGGTCGTGGTGGTTCAGTGCCAAACGGCGATATATTTGTTAATGTGTCAGTTGGATCAATCAGCAATGAACTTGATGCTAAAAATGTTGGCAAAATAATTGCCGCAGAATTGCAGGATTCACGAACTAGACGACCAACCGTCACAATTAATTAGGGGGTAAAACATGTCATATTCAATTTATTTAAACAACATTTTACTTCCAGTCACGCCGGGATCGGTCTCAATCGAA